GCTGATTATACTGATCTCCCCACTCAGTGCAGGCGTCGCGACTACCTGCAGTAACCTAGAGCCCCCAGTTACCAAGCTGTATTTCATCCCTTACCGTGCGACGTGCGGGGAGGGTTGGGGCGCAAGGTGGGTGCAACTACTGTGCGACAGTTTATGCACACCCACCCCACATCAGGTACTTGGCTGGCCTGACTCCAGAGTACACAGGCTTAGAAATCTGGATCCTCTAGATACTTAAAGCCGATTGGCGGGGCAACGTGTTGCTCACGGGCATCCCCGGAGTGTTCAAAACTCACACCATAATCGACTCTTAGCATCTTAGAGAACGCCAGAGTTCTCACCCTGTGTCCTGTTTGTATCCCTGCAACAACATCGACAAGCTCAGCCAATTCCCCTTCGGAAACATGATATCTACGCAGAATGGATTTGTGCACGCGCTGCGCGCACACACCACTACCTCCCGAGGGGTGGACGGTGTCCTGTATCTGGTAGTCTTCCAGTTCTGAAAGGGGCAGACCATGCCTGTCGAAAGCCGGTGCGTTCTTATCATTGAACCTCGCCCTCAACACATCCAACACCACGTTGCTAGGTTCATGAACCAGTCCGTTAACAACGGCTGACACGGCCCTGTGCATACGTTGATGATCCTCAGCATTCTCCCACTCCTCCTGAGTCCAACCCAGACGCGCTGCATCTGGTTTTCCAGGCATCTGCCCCAAGTTACGCAAATACGCAGCTGGGCACATGACCGCCTGGTCGGTCTCAGGGCAATAGAAGTGCTTCAGGAACTCCATGCGTTCAGGGAAAAACTCACCAAACTCCGAACAGTCAGTCAGACTAAGTTCATAACCTATGGCCTGCGCGGCAGTCCTAATTATGCCCTCTATGTCCTCCGGACCGATGGGGATGAATGTTTGTCCATACGCAACCGAGTTTCTCCTAAAGCTTGACGCTACCGCCATTGCAATGGCAGCAGTTGCTAAGGAGTTGATGAAGGTTGTGTTGGGGGACCCACTGCCGAGAAAGACCTCACCCTTGCCAGCCGGGTACACGTCAAAGTACTCTTTCTCGTTCGCAGGATTTGGGACTCGTATGGGTTTCCGACATTGCTCAACCAAGACCAAACCTGTGGCCTCATCAATATCATGGTATGCAACCTGCATCATTGTGAACAGGGCACGACCATGAGACGAGTCG